CGATCAGATGACGGATACGCCAACTGATAATTTCTGTACTCTAAATTCTATAGACAAGGCAACTCAAGTTACATTTGCAGACGGTAATCTGCAATATGGTTTATCTGCTAACGTTTACACGGCTGTTCGGGGAACTATGGGGCTAACAAGCGGTAAATGGTATTGGGAGTTGACAGCAGTATCAGGTATGGGGGTAAATACTTTATATGCTGGTATAGCCACTAATGCTTCTGCTTTGCAGGTTTCGAGTGCACCAACTGACGGTACTGCTTATGTATTTATTTCTTACACAGGCAATAAAGCATATACAACTAATGTTTCGTATGGTTCAGCATGGAATACAAACGGCAAAGTAATTGGTGTAGCTCTTGATCTGGATGCGGGAAAAATATGGTGGAGTATAGATGATACATGGCAAGCCAGCGGTGACCCCGCAGCCGGAAGTAATGAAGCCTATTCAAGCATAACTGGAGAATGGTTTCCGTATATTGTATTTAATGATTTTGGTCCTAATGTTTTGTTTAACTTCGGTCAATCTGCATTTTCTGGGACACAGCCATCAGGATTCAATGCAATAAGCACAGCCAACCTCGATGATCCAACCATAGCTGACCCATCAGCCTATTTTCAAACCACTCTATACACAGGCACCGGCAGTAGCCTTGCCGTTAATCAGGACGGGAACAGCACGTTCGAGCCTGATTTCGTATGGATTAAAAATCGAGATGCTACTGATGCTCATATTCTCACTGATTCTGTGAGAGGAGTAACAAAAGTTATAAACTCTAATATAGGAAATTTAGAAACGACAGATGCCGACACGCTTACGGCCTTCGATTCGGATGGCTTCACGGTGGGGGCTGACGTAAAAGTTAATACATCTACTGAGAAATATGTAGCTTGGCAATGGATTGAAGGATCTACGCCCGGATTTGATGTTGTAACATATACAGGAACTGGTGTCGCACATACCGAAGCACATTCGCTTACTGCCACACCTGATATGATGCTTGTGAAGAGACGAACTACCGATTTTATGTCATGGGCTGTTTATCACAGCGCCAACACATCTGCCCCCGAAACAGATTTTTTAGGATTGGATACGACGGACGCAACACAGGATCTTATTGGAATGTGGAACGATACGGCTCCTGATGGAGATTTCTTTACAGTTGGAACAAATCCAAGAACAAATACGGATTCTGAAGATTATGTAGCTTATTTGTGGGCAGAAGTGGAGGGCTTTAGTAAGTTTGGAAAATATACTGGAAATGGAAGCACAGATGGGCCGTTTGTCTATTGTGGCTTCAAGCCTGCTTTTGTTATGGTCAAGGCTGTCAGCGCCACGGGGATATGGGTCATGCAAGACAGTGTTCGGGCTCCCTATAACGTTGTTGATGTTATGTTGTCTGCAAATCAAACAAATGCCGAAACTACTGGGTATTCTTGGGATCAGCTTTCCAACGGGTTTAAGCCCAGGTCGGCCGACTCAAATGTGAACGGTAGTGGTGTTACTTATGTCTTCATAGCCTTTGCTGAAACACCCTTCAAAACCGCAAATGCGAGGTAAAAAAAATGGCAACTATACTACGACATGAAGCAACAAACCAGACGCTCCGAGCAGGCAAGGCTTGGAGGGATGAAAATGGCATCCAGCATCCGTCAAACTGGAATATCTGGTCCACAGAAAACAAAACTGCGGCTGGCATCACGGAAATTGTTCAGGAAAGTCCTCCTGATTCCCGTTTCTATATTTGGTCCTATAACGCTGATGGAACAATCAACAAGACGCCTAAAGCGTTAGATGACAGTGGTGAGGGAGAAACTCTGGTCCTTGGCCTCAAATCCAACCTGAAGCTGGATGTGAACAGTCAACAGGGTTCATTACTCGACCAAACTGACTGGTACATTATTCGTAAAGCCGATAAGGGAACGGCGATACCTTCAAATATTCAGACATGGCGCGATGCGATCAGGACCAAGGGTGATGCAATGAAATCGGCCATCGACGGTGCGGCGGATACGGATGCTATCGTGGCTTTGTTCGTAGTGTATGAAGAGGACAGTGAGGGTGAGTTAATAAAATCCGGCATCCTTTATGACTGGCCTGAGTTGGGAACGTAAATACCACTTAAAACAGGTGGTGATTTCTCCTATTGTGCCTGCGTTTAATGACATCCCTTAATACAACAAGACCATATAAGTACGGTTTCACAACAGATGTTGAGATGGAACAATTCTCACCCGGTCTGAATGAACAAGTCATTACATCTATAAGTGAAAAAAAGAATGAACCACAGTGGCTATTAGATTGGAGACTGAAGGCTTATCATAATTGGCTCAATATGGAAGAGCCTAAGCATTGGCCCAATATAACATACCCAACGATAAATTATCAAGACATCATTTATTTTTCTAGACCAAAAAAGAAATACAACAGTATTGATGAAGTACCGCAAGAAATCCTTGACGATTTTGAGAAACTCGGAGTTCCCTTACAAGAACGAAAGAAGTTATTGAATGTAGCTGTAGATGCAATATTTGATAGCGTTAGTGTAGGCACTACCTTTGCTGCAAAATTAGAAGAAATGGGTATCTTGTTTTGCAGTTTTAGTGATGCTGTGGAGAAGTATCCAGAACTGGTGAAGAAATATCTTGGTAGTGTAGTTCCTCAAGGTGATAATTATTTTGCTGCATTGAACAGTGCAGTATTCAGTGATGGGAGTTTTGTATACATACCCAAGAATACAAGATGTCCTATGGAGCTCAGTACTTATTTTAGAATCAACAGTGAGAATACAGGACAGTTTGAACGGACACTGGTAATTGCAGACGAAGGTTCATATGTGTCGTACTTGGAAGGTTGCACAGCACCGATGCGTGATGAGAACCAACTCCATGCAGCTGTTGTAGAGTTAGTAGCCTTAGATAACGCAGAGATCAAGTATTCCACTGTACAGAATTGGTATCCCGGCGACAAAGATGGTAAAGGTGGCATCTTCAATTTCGTTACTAAGCGAGGCAAGTGCAAAGGCTATCGTAGTAAGATTTCATGGACACAGGTAGAGACAGGGAGTGCCATTACATGGAAATATCCGTCGTGCATATTACAAGGAGATGAAAGTGTAGGTGAGTTCTATTCTGTCGCATTTACTGGCAATTACCAACAGGCAGATACCGGCACCAAAATGTATCACTTGGGAAAGAATACCAAATCAACTATAATTTCTAAGGGCATCTCAGCCGGTCATGGCAGTAATACTTATAGAGGATTAGTGAAGATTGGTAAAGGAGCAGATAATGCTAGAAACTATACACAATGCGATTCCCTGATGTTGGGTGATAAGTGTGGAGCTCACACTATTCCATATATAGAGTGTCATAATAACACGGCGACAGTGGAACATGAGGCTACAACGTCAAGGATAAGTGATGATCAAATGTTTTATTGTAAACAACGGGGCATAGATGAACAAGATGCACGAAATCTTATTGTAACTGGATTTTGTAAGGATATATTCAATAAACTACCGATGGAGTTTGCAGTTGAGGCAAACAAGTTACTAGAGATTTCTATGGAAGGTTCTGTAGGATGATACACACAGCTGACCATAATTTGCAAAACTTTGAATGTATATTAAGTTCTTTTGAGGAGATATGTCCTATTTGGCATGATAAATTATGGCCGGGACGAATCAGTAAAATTGAACCCATGAGTAACTTATGTTGGCGGTTGCCTAATAAGATAGTTAAAGACGGCTCAATATTTGAAAGTTATTCTCCAATATTCTGGGTTGTGAAGGATAATGAAAAAATCATAGGGGTTAATAGCGGGTTTAAAACCAGTGATAAGGTGTATAGATCTAGAGGATTGTATGTTGATCCTGTATATCGCAAGCAAGGAATTTCTCAAATATTACTCAAACAGACTATTCTACAGGGAAAAAAGGAAGAATGTCATTGGATATGGAGTATGTCACACAAGACGACTCTTTCAGTGTATCAGAAGATTGGTTTTAAAAAAAGAGGTAAATGGATGAATGAGGAGATTGAATTTGGGCCTAGATGCTTAACCACCAGACAAATAATTTATAAATAATAGAAAAGGGATTCAACAATTATGGCTATTCCAACAACTAAAGCTACTTTTAAAAGTTATTGTTTGCGAGCTCTGGGCGATGGAGTTATTGACATTAATATTTCTGATGATCAAGCTGATGATCGGATAGATGAAGCGCTTCAATATTTTGTACAGTATCATTATGATGGTATTGAAAAGGTATATCTTAAACATTTGGTTACATCTGATGAAGTTACAAGAGCTCGAACCAACACTTCCACAACAGGAACGGACATAGTTGACGATACTATTACAGCAACATGGAAAGAGGGTAAGAATTTTATTCCACTTCCTAGCGCTATTATTTCGGTAATACAGGTCTGGCCTTTGAGCGATACTGGTGCGGGTAACATGTTTGATGTTCGTTATCAGTTGCGCTTGAATGATATGTTTGACTTATCTTCAACATCCGTAATGCATTATCAAATGACAATGGATAATCTTGATCTTATAGCGCATATTCTTGTCGGTGAAACTCCTATCAGATTTAATCAACATCAACAAAGATTATATATTGATGCTGATTGGGAGAATAGATTTACCGCTGATGTAGATTACATTATTGCGGAATGTTATAGGAAACTTGATCCTGCTACATTCACTGATATCTATGATGATATTTATCTTAAACGCTATGCTACCGCTCTTATCAAGAAGCAGTGGGGCGCTAATCTTTCCAAATTTAATGGCGTGACAATGTTGGGTGGCGTAACCATGAATGGAGAAACACTTTATACTCAGGCGCTGGAAGAACAAAACAAGTTGGAAGAAGAGATTCATTTGACATTTGAACTTCCTGTTTCCTTTGGGATAGGTTAGAACATACATGGCTGTCAACAAACATTTTCATACCAGCGGTGCTGCAGCAATTGCTTCAGAACAAAATCTATACAGAGACTTGGTTACTGAAGCTATTCAAATTTATGGACATGATGTTTATTATTTGGATAGGACACTTGTTGATGAAGATACTGTGTGGGGCGAAGATTCGCTTTCCAAATTTAATACCCAAGCACCTATAGAAATGTATATGGAAGATGCTGATGGAGGGTATGCCGGCGAACGTGAGCTCATGGCTCAATTTGGTTTACAGAATCTAAGTGAAGCCACATTTGTTGTAAGTAAGGAAAGATTTCAAGATAAAACGAAACAGATTCAAATTGAAGCAAGCACCGATACTACAGGGGGCTCTATATTAGTAGAATCTGGAACTTTAGATAGTGATTATAAATTAGAGGGCAGTACTTATTACATTTTATCAGAAACAGATGCAACTGATTTTGATAGGCCGCTTGAGGGAGATGTTATATATCATCCTGTTCTTGGAAAATTATTTGAGATTAACTTTGTGGATCATGATGAACCATTTTATCAACTAGACAATAATCCTGTATACAAAATGCGTTGCCGCTTGTTTGAATACAGCTCAGAGGTTTTGGATACTGGTATTACTGCGATTGACGCCATAGAAGATGACTTGACGCGGCAGGCTCTCATTTATCAGTTCACGCTGGAACAATCCTCTGCTGTGAACGAAGATATTAGATTAGAGTGGGGAGTTGTTGATGCCGGCCTTGTATTAGAAGAAACCGATGGAGATAATATTCTTGGTGAAAATGATTCCAACTCTGTTGGTGAAAGTATTCTGCTTGAAAATGGTTCTTATCTAATTAATGAGGAATATATAGTAGGAGACTTTGATCAGGATAAGACAGCACAAAACGAATTGTTTGATTTATTAGACGATAGTATTTTAGATTTCTCAGAAACAAATCCATTTTCTGACCTGGGGATGGCGTAATGTAATGTTAGTAAAAATAAGAAAAAAAACCCTAGTTACTATAAATGTGTTTTATTGGATGCCGGATTATGAGAATATACTACAACAGTTTATATGGCAAACTTTCGATGTTAGACCAATGTATCCAAGGGTACATAAATTTCTAGAATATTGGCATAACAACATAGAGGCCGTAGTGAGTGAAGTAGTAATAATCGATAGTGAAAGGAGATGACATTATGCTAGGACAACAATTCTACAATCAAACAATTCGAAGGGTGGTGATCGCCTTTGGCACGCTGTTTAATGACATCCATCTTGTTCGCAAGGATGCCAGTGGTACAATTATACAGACAATGAAGGTGCCACTTGCTTACGGCCCGCGCCAGAAATTTCTGGTCCGTTTGCGCGAGGACGCAGACTTAACCAGGCAAGTTGCTGTGACACTGCCAAGAATTGGATTTGAAATTACGGGGTTAAGTTATGACCCTGCTCGTAAATTAAATCGTGTACAAAAATTTAGGAAAGTGAAGGGAGATAATAATAAACAATTAGATACGCAGTATATGCC